CCTATCCAGTCCGGTAAAGACACCCAATGACCAAGGAAACAGTCCACGATGCTGCTGAACTAGCAGACCATTGGACACTGTATCGGCCGTCACGAACGCTCTGAGTAAAGGCGAGCACATGATGGACTTGATTGGGTACTTACTGAGGAACTTGGCTGCATCTTTGGCTTGCTGCATGCCAGCTTCGGTAAGAGGGACATCATTCATGCTTCTGAAGATGCCCTGCTTATTGGACGAGGCTTCACCGTGACGCATCACTAAAGCTATGAGCTTATCGGCCACTGATTACTTACTCCCCTGGGTTATGGACGGGAACTTCCTGTGCACAGCGGCACGGATCGTAGCCTTCTCAGACGGAGATGCGAACTGACTAGCTCTGGATAGAGCATTCCTAGCATGGCTAGCGTCGGGCAAGGGGTACTTTCGCTTCGACGGCAAGGCGAACGACATATCCGATAGTCCCTTACGATCTTTCCCTGTTAATACTGCCACTTAACACCTCCACGTGTGCTTTGCAACTACCGCATTGGAACTTACCGGCTATTTGGCCTCTGGAGTTGCACTTGCAGATCAGTTTGTTACACACATACACTTTGGACTCCTTGCCCTCTCTACGGTTTGCGCAGCGCAACCCTCCGTCTATGACGATCGCTTCACCAATGATGATCATTACAGCCTGTTCTTGGTGGTCGTCTTCCGTTCTGAGTAAGGACCACGCTGGATCTCTTCGACTTCGTTCTCTACCGGCTTGGGACCTGTTCCTGATTGGCCATCTGATTGCACACCAGCCAGAGCCAATAGCTTGGTGATCTCTTCACCAGCCAGTTTACCGGACAGACTGACCTTCGGAGGAGTGAGTTGCTGCTTATCGGCAGCCAGTTTGTCACGCATGGTACAGTGACTGGTCCAATGCAGCGTAATGTTAGTCCATTTGTTCCAAGTAGGGCTGCCTTCAGAAGCTTTGTAGGACTCTCTGCGTAGCTTGCGACCGGCAGGAGTCTGCATCCAGCTGAATAGAGTGGCAGCTTCCGTTGAATGGTCTTCACTGGCGTCCTGAGCAACAGGTACAGACGGCAGATACTTGGGAGTGTTCTTCAACTGGTCCTGCAACTGGCCAATATGGTCTTCCATCTGCTGGCCTTGCTGGACTACTTCAGGAGGTAATTGCTGACCAGACTGAACCGCTTTGGTAGCCAGTCCCTTTACATGCTCATGATCCTGATCCTTGGCCTGAGCTTCCTTCTCCAGGGAAGCGTAGTCGGGGTTCAGCAGGGGCTCTGACTCCAGCAGGACCTCTATCTCCTCCAGCTGTTTGTCTTCAGCATCTGCTGCGTCGACTGTGATCACATCATCAATGTGCAGAGCCTTGACGATCTCACGGATGTTCGACGGAGATGCAATCATATCTGCTGCTTGAGGATCTTTACTGGCGAAGTCCAGCGCGGCCAATACCCTAGCTTCACGCTGCGCACCTGATTGGGGAATCATGGCAGCAGTCTCAGCCTTGGCCTTGAAGTTACCCTTGAGACTTGATGGGCTAACTACCACTTCCCCAACACCTTCACCGTTGCCGTATACATCTGCATTGCCGTTCTCAGCACAGCATATAGCAGCCTGCTTGAGAGCCTCAGCGAACATGGAGTTCATCACCGACCATGTGTTGCCGTGACGTTCCAATGCTTGCTGCAGACGTATCTGCGTAGCACCGACAGTGTTATCTTCACCCTCAGCACCGCCGAATAGAGCTGGAGTACCGCCATCAATGGACTGAATGAGGGGACCGATGTACTGCTGGAAGATCTCAAGGAAGCCGGCGACTGGTGCAGGAACCGGAGTCTGACCTACTACGGATTGAAGTGTCTGTTGCTGGTCAGTGTTGACAGTTACCCCGATGAACCTAGTTGTAGTAGCTTCCATCTTGGCGATAGCGTCTACATCGAATGCCTGGTCATCAAGAAGTGTCATCGCAATGGCACCACGGATGAACTTATCCCACAGATCAGCCCATATGTTGATGCGTTTGTTGATGGGTATGTCCGATGAGCCTAATGCGCGTCTGTTCTGACCGAAGCCACGGCAGAATACACCTACTGCAAGGTGATCGTCCATCGACTCGTCCCAGCAGCATACCAAGTCGTTGCCGGCCATGATGACGAATAGACCGTTGGGGAAGTGTTCCAGTAACAGCTCACAGGATGCATCGTCTACCTTGTCGTCGTAGTACATGCCCTGCCGGAGCCAGTTGTATCCCATTGATACTGAACGAATGCCGGTAGTCCCAGTTAGTGAGCGACCGGCGGCTCCAATGCGAGAGTGAATGCGGGCGATGCGTTCGAACTCCAGCTCACCGTAGGTTCCTGAAGAGGGCTTGATCTTACCCTTGGGCATCCACGGGTAAGAAGCACGAGCTACCGCGTAATCGACCTCCTCACGGATCTGAGCCCATGCCATCTGATCCTTGCTGTCGGCCATGATGGGCAGATTAGACTCCAATACTCCGTGAAGAGTAGTGACCTCTACTATCTTCATCTCTTCATCTTCGGTACCAGTATCTACAGTGCCGAAGAGAGACTTATTGGCCATGGATCTGGTCCAGAAGACACCACGAGGATCGGTCCATGAGAGACCTGCCAACTCGCGTTGGAGTGCTGTGGAGCAATTGGCTTCTTGCCAGATATACCTGTACTTGTTAGCAGCGTCGGATGACTCCACATCAGCAGGCTCTTTGGATCTAACTGGGGTGAAGTTGACCTTGATATCACCACGGCACAGAGCTGAGCTGATTATGTCTCCCTGAGAAGCCATCACGTTGGTTGGGTACAGGTTAGAGTCATCCATTCGCTTAATGGGGTTGCCTTTGTCTCCCTCAGCTTTGGATCCGGCCATTGACCAGCCATCACGGCCACCGTCAAGATACTGGTAGCCGCGATCGAAGAGACGGGCTTCCCACACCTGCAGTATGTTTAGCCGGCGAGGGGCGATATCCTGATTACCGATAGAGTCAAGAAGCCCAGTGATCACCCCCTCAAGGGTGGGACTGAGCTTCTTCAGGTCGTCAGGCTTGTAGATTGTCGATGACGTGACAATAGCGGGCCCGAGTTCACCAGGCTTGTACTCTTGAGCCTTATCGGTAGTGTCTTCTGCTGCTTTGTCGACTACATCAGGCATGACCGCTCCTCACTGACTGAACTACTGGTGTTCCGGTGCAGGTGCTGATGGTATGGACGGCACAGACGGAGCAGATACAGGTCCAACTCTCTCCAGTTCAGAACGCTCTTCAGCCTGATCAGTTGCCCTCGCCACAGGTATTGGCTGCGCAGAGGGAGTGTAAGGCGATTCAGGCACAGTTACTGGTGGCATACCTACTGGCAGCACAGGATTGGTTGTCACAACTGAAGCTGAAGTGCCTACAGTGTTAGCAATCGGTGTCGACGGGACAGGCTGAGTAAGCCTGTGGTCTTCACGGTACCTGGCGTCGACCATCTCGGCTGTTACTTTAGGAGCGCTTGCAAGAGCGGTGTAGGTAAAGGTGACCGAGCTGCCTTCATCCACTTCCGTAACAGACCCTTGATACATTACTGGACGTAGTTCGTGCAGGTAGGTTCCGTTGACCAGTACTGAGGAGTTCTTCATCTTCTCTACTGGGAACCCGGCTGCCTCGAACAGAGTCTTTACTTGGTGGTCCATGCCGTCAGAAGACAGCAACAGCTTGGTTATGGTCACAGTCGGTGAGACTACCTTGTCAGGTGATTCATCCACCGGAGCTGACTCGACGTTCTCATTAAGACTAAGAGCATGCTCGTTCTCATTGAGCTGCTCATTGGATAGGTTGGCTTCGTTATCGTTGAATGGAGCAGCTGACTCTGGGACAACTGCACCGGTGGTGTTATTGACAATAGCTTCGGTCATGTCAGCCCTCCTTGGGCGGGTTAAGTGAGTCGTGGTATTCCTGAACGATGTTCAGTATGGGACGATACGCGTTCATGAACTCCGTAACCATGGTGATGCAGGCGATCATCTTCTGGCAATTGGTCAGCATGGCGGAGTGATCCTGCGTAATGATCTGGAACTGCTCGTACAGGTAGTTACAGTTACCAGACAGGGCTTGATGTGCTCCCTTGAAGTCTTCAACCTGCTTGCCCACAGCAGATATGACCTTATTCAAGGCACCAATCTCCTGCTTGTAGGCAATCAGCTGCTTCTTCAGCTCGATGAAGTCCTTAATGGTCACGGACTCGTCATCAAGCCGACCTGGATATCCGATATCGTCGACAGTGTCTATTGCGTGGCTCATGGCCATCTCCTTGTGTTAAGCACCGATCTTCGATAGACCGGCTATGCCCATTCCAGCTGCTTTGGTAGCTTCTTCGCCGTTGTCAGCCGACTCTTCACTCCAACCCATGGCTTCCTCTACGTCAGACTCAGTAGCTCCTAGTTCCTTTAGCTTCGATATCGCTTCCTGGAACTCAGGGTTCTCTTGTATGTCTTCATGCTCATCACCATCTGGCTCAGCGGCCGGCTTCTTCATCGGTTCAACAGTACCGGCATTGAGTCTGTCGTTGTGGCGCTTCATGGTAGTCGGATTACTGAACGGGGTCTTATCCTGTGCTTCATAAGCTGGCATGACTATGCTCCTGTCAGTACAGGTTCAGGTGCGGTGTGGTTGGAGTCTGCAACTGGCTCAGGCTCAGGATCTGGTACTGGATTCTGCCGGGCATCTTCACGGAACGCATCCCAGCCCTTGGGTACAGAACGATAGGTCTTGTCGACTGTTGGTCTGGGTAAGCGAGGTGCAGGAGTGGCTGGTTTGGCAATAGCTATCAGTGCTTCCTGCAGTTCATCAACTCTGCGGGATCGTTGCGCAAGCTGAGACACCAAGTACTCTTCACGGTGAGCGTTGCGGTCACGCTCGGCCGACAACTCCTCCTTGAGAAGAACTACCTGATCAGATAGCAGATCGAAACCCATAAGTCTACGTAGCCACGTCATTCTTCAGTGTCTCCGGTATTGCGTATGTTCGAGCGCCACGAAGGAGGTAAGTTCTGCCCTATGTGGCTCACAACTACTCTACTCTGTTTCTTCTTCTCATGGATATAGTTCCTCATGGTCAAGCCGGCGATATCGCCTTTAGACTGCAAGGCGTCCATCTCTTCATTGAACTTGTCCTGCTCGGTCTTCTTCCTGGGCGCAAGCATACTCTTCAGACCGTATCGGTAGGTGTCAGTGGAATCCATCTCGATCTTGGCGGCTGACTTATCGGTCTTCAGCACATCTTCCAGATCCTTCGGATTGCGCATCAGGAGTGGAATCGAGTTGATAAGCTCGGGGCAAGAGTCAGCTATGAACACAACGTCATTGGCCTGGAACGGCTTGTCGTCTGGACCTAATAGATAACCGTGACCTTTGGTAGCTTTGAAGAGCATGCCCATTAGTGAATAGCCGCCCTTGCGATCGTTATCAGCATGAGAGCAGCCGGGCATCTGGTTCTCACGGAGGACCTTGGAGATCTGTATAGCTGTGGTATTGGGTGAGTCTCTATCACTGAAGGCCGATGGATCAAGATAGACAGCGCGGACTAGCTTGCGTTCCTCTGGTGAAGTCAGACCGGCGACTACCTTGGCCACTTCGGAGGACTCGAGTTCATTCACATAGTGCTCACGGTAGGTAACGATGACCGATATGGGCTTGGTTAGGTTCCAATTGAGCAGTATCTGGGCGTCACCTGGAGACAAGAGAGTTCTATAGTGCCATTGGATACCTGTGAAGTGAGCTTTGCCCCAGTCGATGGATATCCAGTGATTGGACCAGGGTTTATGCAGTCGTTCTACCATCACCTGGTTGATACGAGTAGCTTGAAGATCCCATGATGAACTGAAGAAGGTTCCTTCGACGCTATCCCATGATCCTTCCCAGTCTGATTGACGGATAGCTTCATCATCGGTAGCTAGTTGCTTGGTGTACTGACCTTTAGCGGCCGCATAGGACTTACGTTGGTCATCAGTCCAGTTGTAGTAATCGGTTACGGTGTAGCCGTCCTTGATCAGGGCTGCTTCACACCAGTAATGGTTATCCCACGGGTTCCACTTGAACCCTTTGTAGTCATCTGGGTTCTCATCGGGTAGGACTTCGCCATGAAGGAACCACTTGCGTAGCTCTTGGATACTGGATCCGCGCATATTGAACGATAGGATCAACTTAGCCGGCTTACCACCCTTGATACGGTTCGATCGGCGTACTTCACGGATCTCTTCTGTAGTGAACTGTTCAGCCTGGTCAATGGCGATGATGGCGTAGTTACCGGACATGAATCTGCGCTTAACATCATCGATGGATTCGGCGTAACTGAAGTCAAGACGGGACTTGCCAATGTCCAGATGGGCTGGCATTGTGGATATGATGTTGTCGGTCAGCCAATCGAAGTCACGCTTAATAGCCTCCAAGTGGTACTTCTTGACCTGATCGAAGTTCTTCATTACCACACAGCAGAGTATGCCAGGCTGTTCATACATCAATGCGAGCAGTACTCGGTCGAGACCGGATGACTTGGAACTACCACGGCCGCCGTAGATACCTATAACTGGATGAGTGCCAAACTT